CAAACACAATATAATTCTCAAAAAGTTCCAACAACCTATTATTACTTTTGGGTTGGCAACAGCAGTATGTCACCTACCGCAACCAGTAGAACTCTATCGACTCTGGCGTTAACCAATTATATATTACAACCTGCACAAACCAATACACCGTGGTTCGCTGCAATAAGTACCAACAGCATAATAATAGGTAATGTACAAAATCTACTGGTAGGAGACGATATTGCACAGCGCATCAATTATACCAGTCAACAAAATAATGCAAATATCTATAGTCAGTGGGAACTAATAAGACAAAATGATCCTAGTAGCCCAATTAATCCAACGGTTTGGTCTAAATTAAAGTCAAGTCTAGTTACAGTAGACGGCCTAGGCAATGACGTACCAGATTACAAACTAAATGAATATAACAAATACGGAACATTTATACGTCCTCGTCAAACCTGGTTTGTGGATAGAGTAGCTGCTGCTAACCTATTTGTATCCACTTTTAATAATTTAATTGCTTCAAGCAGTGTGCCGCTAGTTTACGACGCTACCCGTACAAACTGGCTAAATTATTTTACTGCTTCCGAACCCTTACCGCCGCAATATTCTACTACTTCATTTGTAATAAGCGGTACGACTAGTAATAAACTTGTAATTACACAAAGCACAGAAGGACTTGTGGTTGAACAACCTATTATTTTTGCTGATTCGGTTGGTACAATTATTGCCAACATAACCTATTTCGTGGCAAAAATATATAGTCAAACTGAGTTCAGCATAAGTGCCCAGCAGGGTACAGCTGAACTTGTGCTAACAAATAGTTCCGCGTCAACTACAGCATCACAAACCATTACAAACTGGGATTATCAGGTTCCTGACATAAATTCTAGAAATAATCTCATCGGTGCTATCAATTTTGGACAAAAAATACTTGTTGGTCCTAATTTAGTTACACAAAATAGATGGACAATATGGTTATACGAACCAATAGATCCACGCATATGGATATTGGTTCAAATGCAAAGTTACAATACAAACCAATATTGGCAATATGTAAACTGGTATGCATCGGGGTACGATGCACAAAATACTCCTACTCAAAGCGTAGCAACTATTGCCGATTTAGATGCAATATCTAATCCTATTCCAGGTCAACTTATTCAGGTTCAAAATGGCGGAGATGGAAATTATCAATGGTATGTCTATAATGGCGGAAATTGGAATTTGGTATGTCAGCAAAACGGCAGCGTACAACTTTTACCATCATTATATGATTGGTCAACATATATTGGCGGATTTGACACTGTACCATTTGATGGAAGCGGAACCAATCTAGTCTTTAATCCTACAGCTGGTTTTGATCCAAATGCAGCTACAGAATTTTCATACATAATTGATGGAATTTATTACGCAATTTATCCAGGACCAAATTCTATCGAATTAAACCAATTGTTTTTTGCAATGATAGACTTCGTTGTTGCCGAGCAAACAGATGTTGATTGGATTTTCAAAACTAGCAATATAGTGTTCACTGGATTTAATCAACCATTAGCAGAATCGCCAATCTTAGCAGTTGATAACACAAGCAGCATACTTGGTTTCATAAACGAAGCTAAACCATATCACGCTCAAATTCAAGCGTATATAAATGGGTATAGTGCTAACGATACCGGAAATGTTGCAGTAGTTGATTTTGATGTTCCGTTTAGTTATCTCACAGAAGGTACACCAGGTACTGCTCAATTGCCTTCAAATATTACGGTCACATCGTCAAATCTCGAATATCAAGAATATTCTAGCACATACACTTCGTGGTATAATAACTATCAGCCTGCACAGTATCTTAATGAGCAATCATATATCGATCCATCATTAATTAGAACGTTGTCAACAAAAATTGTATTTGACAGAATATCAACACCAGCATTAATTCCAGGCTGGGGTAGCATTTGGTCTATTTTTGGATGGGATGCGGAAACTGCAGGTCAAAATTTTGGTGCAATTACTAGAATAGAAAGTTACTATGAGCCAACTGCAGGCATGCTTCCAAACGTTTTAAGCGATTTAATGCAAGGCGTAGCATACAAAGGACAAATTATAGGGAATTTAGGATTTAAAGCAGAACCAGGATGGGACGGTGGACCATGGGGCGGCACACTAGGATGGGATGCAGATTCAAATGTTATAAATGCCTATCTTGATCAGATTATCCAAGGTGGTGCGTTACCACAATATACTTCAATAATAGGTGACGGCCAAACAATATCCTATCAGCTTTTACCAGGTGCTCAAAATCCAAACAATTTGGTTGTATGGACTGACGGTGATTTGCGTTTGTATGCAGTTGACTGGATTGTACCAACTTTTGCTACCAATGCCTATGTTGTCAATGGTGGTTCTGGTTATCAAGTAGGCGATCAACTTAATATTATAGCAGGTACGTGTGCGGTACCAGTACGACTAAAAGTAACTGAAGTTTCACACGGATCTATCACGAGTGTAGAAATTATAGGAAAAGGCTCGTACTCTACTGTTACACCAGGACCGTATAATACTGAATATCCGCAGTCTTATCCAGGATTAGGTTCTAGCGCAAGCATTGATATTGACTGGGAGTGCAGTGTAATCCAGTTTACTACAGCACCTGCCGGCAGTGATAAACCTAATGTCTATGTGTTGTATATTGGTACAACATTCGAGTCTGCTCCAACTAACACAAGCGATTCAATATACGATGGATATAAATTTGTGCAACCGTATGTAGATGAAAATCATCCAGAAGAATTATATCCAATGCTACCAAGAGACTGTTTAATTATGGATACTTGGTCAGTACCAGTAAGCGGCAGGCCTACTGTTGCAAACAGAGTTTATATAACAGACGGTGAAACTGAACAATTTGATTTGTTAGTCTTGCCACAAAATAATGATGCAGTAATGGCATATCTTAACGGTGTACCATTAACAATTGGTATAGGCGGTGATGCAGTTGTAAATTTTGATACCCGCAAATTAGTAATGGTAAATCGGCCATCAGCAGGCCAACTTCTTTACATAACTAGTATCGGTTTTGGCGGATCTGGACAATCAGTACAGGGTGCATATATTGTCAATTCTGGAACTGGCTATAAAACAGGTGATTTAATTTATCTTACAGCGTCTATGGCATATCCACCAAATGTGGAACCTGCAGTTTTGAAAGTTAATGAAGTATCTAAAACTAAAATTGTATCAGTGTCCGTAGAGTCACCTGGATTATATCCTCGAATACCTGATCAGCCTGTTATGCAATCATCTACAACAGGATCAGGACAAGGAGCCACATTTAATTTAGAATGGACCAACAGATTTGACATCTATAAATTCATAGGCGATGGATCTACAACAATTTTCACCATCCCAGATTTTATTCCAGGCACGACAGGTGTTCTAGTAAATGTAAATGGACAAGTAGTAGGATATACGTTATTCAACAATGGAATACAGCTAGTACAAGTACCGCCATACGGATCTAGTATACTAATAGCCGTATTTGCTGATCAAAATTTCAGCACAGTAACAGAAAATGTTTTCACTATTACTATTCCTAATTATTACAATTACCCAATTACGGTAGCAGGAAGCAGTGCTCCGGCCTATCTATCAACACTTGTTAGAAAAAACGGAAAGTTAATGAGTCCTCCTGTTATTCAACAATTTAATGGTGATGGTACTTTACAAGCATTTACAATTACTGTTGATACTTCAAATGCTACTTCCCTGCAAGTTTATATAGACGACGTTTTACAGCCGTCTAGTGCTTATTCAATTGTGAACAATTTGCTATCCTTTAATGTCGCTCCGCTAAATCAATCTAACATAACCCTACTGTGTATAGGAGCTTCTACTGAATATTTAATTGCGGGCGGCAATATAAGCTTTGCACCTGGTAGCATTTCAGTTGGTGATGTGATTATTGTTACAACTTATACTCAAGATGTTGATTATCAATTCCGAACAGATGAATTTGTTGAAAATAATGCAGGACAATATGTACTTTCTGCATACCCTAGTGATTTCAGTACCATTCAAGTGTGGTACAACAATGTTCTACAAGTTCCGTTACATGACTATAACTTAAGTATTATACCTGGCAATTCTGGTTGGAGTACCGGTGGACGGGACGTGTACATGTGGGATGAAAACGTACCAACTCGAGTATCTGTAGACATTCAACCAACAGATGGCTGGGGCATGGTGTGGGATTCCGCAAAAGGGTGGAGCTATGTTGGACAGCTAGTTGTAACATACATGCTAGGTCGCGAAAATGCACCTGGAATTGCATGGAGAACAACAACAGGTTGGGATGAAACTCTTTCCACAGTAATAGATACAACCCGTCAAACTTATTTGCTGGGAGATTTGTACACATACAGTGTTGCTATAACTGTAGCTGATTTTACAGTTTTAACACCCCCTCAATATCAAATACCAGGACTGGTATATATAAATGACGAACTTATTAGCTTCACTGACATTGTGCAAAGTCCAACAGCTAGCTACCCTAATCGTGCACTCTTAACCGGGATACAACGAGACAGATTGGGCACATCAGGTTCGCCTGAAACATTATACAATTGCCAATATTATAATGGCGACGGCTTCGAAACTTTCTTCGCTATAGAGTCTGCTACACAGGCTATTTCTACCAGTGTGTATGTAAATGAAGTTTTACAAGTTGAGAACAAAGATTATGTAATTACAACCAATTTACCCGGTAACACAGTAGGGGTTCAGTTTAATGTACCACCAACCGTTGGTACAAAAAATGTGCAAATTATAAGTTTGAATCAGATAAGTTATAAGACACAGATTAGTCACGTAAACGGTTCAGCTGTAATAGATGCAGGCAGAGATGTACAAATACCGGGTGGTTACAATTGGGAACCGACACCAAATGGATTACAGTACTCAACATCTAATATGGCTTTATTCCTTTTAGAGCATTCAATAGGTGGATAAATACTGTCATGACAAACACAACTATTCCCACAACATCAAATGTACCTGCTAAACAAAAAGATGACGACGTAGGTATTATGATTTACGGTAATGTAAAAATACGAGATATAGATAGTGGGAAAATTTTAGTAAACCAGCGAGCTTAATGAGAGAAACATGAACGACAAGTTAAAAAAATCAATTATAGGTCACGTGCTTATTAGAGATAAAGCCACTGGCGAAATTCTAGTAGATAAACACAACGCAATCAATTATGAAAATTTTTCAATAGCATTAGTACAAACAATAGCAAATAGACCAGACGGTTGGATTCAAAATATGTGCTTTGGTAACGGAGCAGCAACCGTCAGCGGAACTGGAACAATCACATATCTTCCACCAAATGTTGTAGGTACTTCTGCACAATTGTACAACGAAACCTATTTCCAATGTGTAGACGATTTAAGTCCTTTAAACAGCAATCCTTCGCAGAATTACATAACAACTGCCCATGTAAATGGAACAACCTACAGCGATGTTATTGTTACCTGCACACTTGGGTTAGGCCAACCTGCCGGCCAAGCAGCATTTGATAATACTACAAACATTACCGGTACGTATGTGTTTAACGAATTAGGCTTAAAATCTTATAATGCAACTGATGCAGCTAATGGAACTGATACAAATGGTCTATTGCTGTCACATGTTGTATTTAGCCCAGTTCAAAAAAGTCTAAACAGGCAAATAGAAATAGTCTATACCATTCGAATTCAAACAGTGTAATATGACTAAATATAAGATTACAAATAAAGGTAACATTAATGGCCACTAATATTTTCAATTACAACGGTACGTTAGCTACTACAATTGCAGACGGTGCATTAGATGCCACAACATCTATTGCACTACCAGGTAGAGGTTATATCAATTATGGCGAACCAGTAAATCAAGATTTGCTATGGATTATGCAGCATTTTGCAAATACCAGTGCTCCTACTAATCCAGTTTCAGGTCAAGTATGGTACAATCCGTCAACCAATTTATTAAAAGTTTACACCGGTTCAACTTGGAACGTTATTAACACGTTATTGTACGGTAGCAATCCAGGTGCGGGAGCGCAAGACGGCGCTACCTGGTACGACACAACAAATAAACAATTAAATATATGGGACGGATCTGCATGGAATATAGTAGGTCCACTTGGCAGCGCCATTAATACAGATCCAACTAATCCCGCTCTGCCAACTTTCAGTGAAATAAGAGCAGTTAGATTAACTGATACAAGCGCTAATCTGCATCAAGCATGGGAAATAATTATTGGCGGTGTTTTGTTAGCTGTCTTTAGTAAGGACGCAGCATATACAACAACACTCAGCGGATTTACAACAATTAATCCAGGACTTAATTTTAGTTCTAGCATTGCGTTAGCTGGTGTAACATCTAGTACAAATTTTACCAGTATTCAAACCAATTTACCATCAGTTGATAATACATACAGCATGGGAAGTGCTACATACAGATTCTCAAGTATGTACGCCTTGCAATTTAATGGACAAGCAACTTCAGCTTTGTATGCAGACTTAGCAGAGCGTTATCATGCTGACGCCAAGTACGGCCCAGGTACAGTTGTATGTTTAGGCGGCACAGCTGAAATCACAGCCAGCCATACACCCGGATCTCAAGATATTTTTGGAATTGTCTCTACAAATCCAGCCCATCTTATGAATGCTGAAGCGGGTACAGATGATACTCATCCAGCAGTTGCACTAGCAGGTAGAGTACCTTGTAAAGTCGTTGGAATGGTAAAAAAAGGTGATAGATTAATGTCGTCATCAGTGACAGGGTGTGCCTGTGCATGGACCGACGAGTATGGATTTTTAGCTATTTTAGGACGTTCGTTAGTAGACAAAACATCCGCAGGTATAGAAACAATAGAGATAGTAGTAGGCAAAAACTAATATGACATATGCTGTTGGTCAAAACATAGCAGCAACAGACTTTATGGGTTTCCGAGGAGCACAAGGTCCCGGAACTGCATACCCAAATAGTTCTGCTGCCACAAATGCTGTTGCAGCACTAGTCGGTGTTGGGTATGGATCTAGAGGATACGGGCAAACAAATGTAACGTTACCATCAGTTGCATCTGGAACTGTTGTTTCCGCTGCAAATTGGAATGATCTCTTTGCATCTATGGCTATCATTAATACCCATACTGGTAGCGCTCTTACACTGCCTGCTAATGTTAGTGCAGGTGCAGTTATACAAGCTGACACAGGGGGGGCTAGACCAAATTTGCCTGGCTTGATATCAACCTTAGATACCAACAGATTAAATTACAACATTACACAAATGGGTGTACATGCAGAACTATCTGATACTAGGACAACTGCATGGATAGGCACCATCACACACGAGTTTACTCAGACTTTTTCAAGCGAGGATACAGCTAGATATTTTTACAATACTGGTGGACAAATTTATCTGTCAGGTAGTCAAACTGGTGGATCTGGTTCACATCTAGATATAGCATTTGCTACCCTACTCAGCCAAATGGGCACGATAAAAATTGGAGCATTAGCCACCACATATACTGGTACAGGCGGAACTGCCTATCCAATTGGCTATTACGATTTAACAGGAACGTTTCAAACTCTTTTCACCCATCATGGCAGTGCATATGGGTACACGGGCATAAGCTATACGGTACAGTCACGAGTTGAGAATGTTGCAGGGTTGAACGGCGGTAACGGAACTGTAGTAAGGACACAGGCAATTTTTGCGACAAATAGTCCTTATGATGTAGTAGACGGCAATACCAACAGCACCGTACAGGAGCTTATAGCAGACGCATTGTCTGTTTCTAGTCCAACTTATACAACTACTATATCACTTTAAAATTGCAAAAGTAATCTCATATTAATAATAATTAATCTGGAGGTTATCATGGATGAGCGTATACAAAAAGCCTTAGAAGCTTCAAATTTCCGTTTGAATCTTTTAAACACAAAAGAAAATTTGAGAATCAAATTTGACACAATGATCACCGTTGCAATAAATGGTGGATTTTTTAAGGCGACACGAGAACTAATCACATTTGTACAATTAGTACTAGATAAAGGCAGTACATCAATTGTACTAATTGACGAAAATGATAATCCGATAGAAATAAAAGATTTAGAAAACTTCCTCGAAGATTTGCTTGACAAATACTTTCAAGCAACAAATTTTTATAATAGCGAATACACTCGTTTAAAACGAGCTAGATCTACTACAGAACAATTTGCTGAAATAATGAAAGAGGCATAATGACTCAAGGTTATCTAGTGTATGCATATAATAATGAAGAAATTGACTACGGTCTTATGTCAATTGTTTGCTGTCTATTAATCAAAAAACATCTTAAAATCAATACTACTGCATTGGCAACTAATCAAGCTACATTAGATTGGATGATCAAAACTCACGGTGAATATCTTGTTGATAAGGCATTTGATAAGTTAATAATAACACATAATCCAGAAAATTCTTCGGCTCGTTTATTTCATGATTCACGATACACTTCAAAAAAGGTACCATATTATAACACCAATCGATCAGATAGTTTTACAATAAGCCCGTTTGACGAAACTGTATTACTTGACGCTGATTTTCTAGTACTAGATAACAGCTTAGATTGTGTGTGGAATTCTGCAGAGGATATACTTGTAAACAAATCAGTTCGAGATTTAAATCATGTTGAAAACCTAAAAGGATTTGACAAAAGATTTAATGATACGAGTATCCCACTTTATTGGGCCACATGCATGTATTTTAAAAAGACAGAACGCGCAAAATATCTATTCTCTCTAATGAAATTTATAAAACAAAATTATAGATACTACCAACAACTCTATAAATTCAATAGCAGTGGTTATTTTCGTAATGACTATGCATTAAGCATTGCAGTTCATATAATGAATGCACAACTAGAAGAAAACACTGTCAAATCATTACCAATACCTCAATTAATGTTTGCAACAGAGCATGATGACCTAATAGACTTTACAAATGGAACTGCTATTTTTGTAAGTGAAGCTGAGCAAGGAAATTTCAAATTGCATAAAGTTTGCACCAATGTACATTTGATGAATAAATGGTCTATAGGTAGAATGAGTCAAAGGATTATAGAGTATGCAATCAACTAAATCCAAAGGCTTTTTAACTATTGCTCAAAACAATAACAATGTGGATTATGTTAGATTAGCTTATGCACTTGCATTAAGTCTAAAGCATTCTCAAAAAAAATGGTCTAATCTAACCATATGTGTTAGCCCAGGAACTATAATACAAGATAGATATGCATGGGCGTTTGATAAAATAGTAGAAATTCCATGGGGAGATCATGCAGCAGATTCATCTTGGAAACTTGAAAATGAATGGAAAAGCATATGGATGAGTCCATATGACCAAACTATCAAGCTTGACGCTGACATGTTTTTCTTTTCCGATATATCGTGTTGGTGGGATAATTTTGAATCATCAAACGAGCCAATTATTGCCTGTAATAAAGTGTTAGATTGGCGAGGTTCTATTATTGAAAGCGATTTTTGTAGAAAGACTTTTACAGCTAATAACTTGCCAAATGTTTACTCAGCGTTTACCTATTTTGATAAATCAGTAGACGCATTTAAATTTTTCGAATTGGTTAAAATTATAACATGGAATTGGCAAACATTTTTTGATAGTTTCTTAGAGCCAAATAATAGACCTCAAATGTTCAGTACAGATGTTGCATTTGGATTGGCCATGAAAATTTTAGATTTAGATCAAAATTGCAACAAAAAACGTCTCGCGCCTGTATTTACTCATATGAAAAGCGAACTTCAAGGTTTAAATCCTGTTTTGCCGCCAGATTGGCGAGAAGCGTTACCATGTTTTATGAATCCTGTTGGATCGTTGAAAATTGGAAACCATAGGCAATTCTACCCATTACATTATAACATCAAAGATTTTTTAACTGATGACATATTAGCAATTTATGAAGGGCTGGTAAAAGATGACACAAGCATATGTTGATTATGATCCTATGACCGGTCAAATTAGAAAAATCTCATGGAAAAAACTCATTGGGGAAACAGTACCAATTTCCAGACAGCTAGCTGAAGATTTTATGCATGGTAAGGAAAAATTTATAGATTGGCGGGTCGATATTTTCGAAGAATTACCCGTTTTGTTCAAAAAAGCCGATCCTATGCCAGCACGTCAATTTTCGCAATTGATTAATTTAGAAAGAGATAAGAGCTCTGTGTTAATTTGTAGTTCTGATACAATTGAATTTGAATCAAAATACGCTAAAGATGCAGCAGTGCTATACATGACCTTAAAAAATGATCCTAGCTGGTTAATTAAAACCATACCAGTTAATACACTTATGAAAATAGACAACAAGTATTTTTTGGCAGTTCCAGCTGCAGATACCTATAGTTACTTTTTAGGACCAAATATATGAAACATCGTATAGATAGCTTTGATTTTATTTTTCTCAGTTACGACGAACCAAATGCAGAAATACTGTACGCTCAGGCTACGAATTTAATTCCTTGGATCAAACGTGTACACGGTGTTAAGGGGTTTGATACCGCGCATATAGCCTGCGCCGATAGCAGCGAAACAGATTTTTTTGTTACAATTGACGGAGATAATGAAATTTATCCCAATTTTCTAGAAATTGAACTTGATATTAACGAAAACCAATCTAATCACGCATGGACATGGGCTGGCCGTAATTCTGTTAATGGGCTTGTTTATGGAAATGGTGGACTTAAATTGTGGAGTAAAGAATTTGTTAGATCTATGAAAAGCCATGAAAATGCAGAAGATCCAAGAAAGGCTGTTGAATTTTGTTGGGATAACAAATACCACGAAGTACAAGGATGTTATAGTACCAGTCATATAAATGCTAGTGAGCAGCAAGCATGGCGCAGCGGCTTTAGAGAAGGTGTAAAAATGTGCTTAGAAAGAGGCGCTGTAGTATCAACTGGCGATTTTCACAAGAAAATATGGTACGGTAACATAAATCGTTTATGTATTTGGTGCAGTATCGGATCAGACGTTGAAAACGGACTATGGGCCATGTATGGTGCCCGTCTTGGAGTCTACCATACAATGATAGAAAACAATGATCACACGGTTATAAGCAATTACGAAACAATGCAAGATTTATGGAAATCAGTTAAGGATAATGATCCAGGTACCGAATGTGAGCGTCTAGAGCCAATTCTTAGATCTAAAATAGGGCTTGATATTTGTATGATGCGACCCGAAGAGTCTAAATTTTTCAAACGAGTATATATGAATCCTCCACGACCGTGGATGGCAAATGATGTAATTGATCATTTTATGGCTTTTAAACATGTATGATATGTTTTACACAGGTGATAACGACCAAACTTGGAAATATTACAAGAAAAAATATCCACACGCAAAGCGTATACTCGACAATAATCCATATCAAGCATGTTCAACAGCATCTTTTACTAAGATGTTCTGGCTTGTATCCGATTACGTAGAGTTTGTTTCTGATTGGGATTTTAAGCTTACAGTTCCAGATTATGATAGCGATTATATTCATATATGGCCTGTATCTGCACCAAACGGAACACAAATAGATTTAGCCGAATCTTCTATACAATTACTTTCTAGAACTTCTGCCAGAGGTATAACGGGTTCTAACTTAGATTTTTCGAATATCAAACTATACGAAAATACTGTTGCTACATATATTCCCTATGATATGTTTTACACAGGTGGTAATGAACAAACATACCGTTTATACCTAAAAAAATATCCACATATCAAGCACATAATAGATGATAATACGTACCAAGCATGTGCAGCGCTTTCCCTAACAAAAATGTTTTGGGTGATAACAGATACTGTTGAATTTTTACCTAATTGGGAGTTTGTATCTGCATTACCAAACCACGAGACAAAGTATATTCATGTATGGCCTGTACAACATCCAGATTCAAAAAATCTCATAGAACCATACGATCTTTGTATACAACTCTGGCCTATACATCTAGCAAAAGAAAAATCAGCACAAAATTTCAATCCAACAAAGTTAACTGGTCAAATCAAAATACATCATGACACGGCTGCAATATATGCTGCCAGTTTTGATATATTCTTTGTTTCGTATAATGAACCAAACGCTGATAAACATTGGTATCTAATAAAAGAAAAATTTCCGCAAGCCAGGCGTATTCATGGCATTAAAGGAATTAACAATGCTCATAGACGATGTGCAGAATTATCATCTACTCATATGTTTTGGACTATAGACGGCGATACGGTAATAGATGACGATTGGCAATTCAAATACCATGTAACCAAATTTGATCAAGATTATATTCATATCTGGTACAGTAGGAATCCAGTAAATGGTCTTGAATATGGATATGGCGCAATAAAATTGTGGCCCAAACAAAAAGTTTTAGATTATAATGGCAACTGGATCGATTACACAACAAGCGTAGGCGAACTTAAAATTATAACGCATACTGTAGCTACAACTCAATTCAATTCGAGTCCATACGAAACATGGAAAAGTTCATTAAGAGAAAGCATTAAGTTAATTAAAAATCTGTATGAGAATCCAAATGATCAAGAATCAGCAATGAGACTGCAAACATGGTCAACGGTATTTTTCGACGTTCCGTTTGCAGAATGGGCTAAAATTGGTTATCAAGATTCTGTAAAATGGCAACATAATTCTCCCGAATTTTTAGACAAAATAAATGATTTTGAGTGGTTAGAAAACTATTTCCACAACAACTATGCCAACTAGGTCTTTGAGTTTCTTTCGTATACGCACAACCGATTAAATTTATATTACATGCAACAATAACACATAAACATTAGAGCGAGGCCAGATATGGTAAATAGATACACAGATAAAAAAGAGGTGGAAATCATGTCTAGATCCAAATTAGAAGCTAATGGGTGGGATATGATTTTAGATGATTTAACTTTAGAGTCTGATCCGCCGCCTACAAAATATATAAAAGATGCAGTAATTGTTACTAAAAGCGGTGCATGTTTTAGAATATCAGCGGAAGATTTTGCTCAAATGGTGGCCAGAGAAAAAGAAATCGGTTACGAAAATAGTGAAATTTTTTCATGTTCTCTTAATATCGACTTTAGCAAAATCAAACGCGATGTTAATAGATGGGCTAATAAATTTATTTTTGATATCGAAGCGGAAGCTGCAAAATTGGTTGCCGAACAAACTCAAAAAAGAACTAAAAAAGCTTCTCCTAGAAAGCCATCTGCGTTAAATTGACACCGTTCTAAGTCTCATTTTAATATTTGTTATTAAGTGAGGAAACAATGACAATAGCAAATATCGTATGCATGAGCAAACCTTTAATCAAAGGTCTTGAAACAGCTGAAGATTTTATTGCCTATGCGGCACGAGTATCAAACCCTTCAAATCAAATGAATACAGAAACATCTGATAAGTTATTAAAATATCTTATTAGAAACAAACACTGGAGTCCATTTGAAATGATTTCTGTAACTATGGAAATTAACACAACACGAGACATAGCACGTCAAATACTGCGTCATCGTAGCTTCAGCTTTCAAGAGTTTTCGCAACGCTACGCAGATCCTACACAGGACCTAGGGTTTGTCTCACGTGAAGCAAGACTTCAAGATGTTAAAAATAGACAAAATAGTCTTGAAACAGATAATGACCAACTTAAATCTCAGTGGCTAGCCTATCAACAACAAGTCCGTATCGTTGCAGAGTCTTCATACAAATGGGCCGTAGACAATGGCATTGCAAAAGAGCAAGCCAGAGCTGTACTACCCGAAGGTTTAATGATGTCTAGAATTTATATGGCAGGAACTTTGCGCAGTTGGATTCACTACATTCAACTACGTACTGATCAATATGTAGATACAAAAACAGGGGAAGTTATTAAAGGCACACAAAAAGAGCACAGAGAAGTAGCAGAGGCAGCTAGAGACGAGCTTAATGAACACTTTGGTTTCTTAAAAGAAATATGGTGAGTATGAATCGCATAGCAGTTTTATTGCGAGGTCATATAAGAACCTGGGAATGGACAAAACAAAATCAGTTTGTTTTTTTTAATTCAATAGCAGATAAAGTTGATTATTATGTGTCAGTATGGAATTCTTCGCACCCTAGATTTTTATCAGTTACTAAGTTATTTGATGTTTTTTTAACCAAAAATTTAGTCGCAAGAGAAGTAAGAGATAACAGCTGGTCGTACGATGCATGGACTGGTCCCGCTGATATGGCTACTAGATTAACAATTGAACGTTTATATACAGAACTGCGAGAGCAATTTAAATATGATGCAATTTTTGATACCAGATTTGATGTAGCATTTGAATTAACAGGCAGTCCAGAATTGCCTCTTACGAATAGCATAGGTACTACTCGTGTGCAATTAGAAAGAGACGATTTAGGTTGGAAAGGACTCGAAGATCATACATTTTATTCAACAGGTCCAATTTCTATAGTTTGGAATAACCGAGGGCTAATGAAAGATCCATGGACCGATGCACACACTAAGCTCTTAGATTATGCAAATCTTAATAACATAACACCATACACGGTCCCATGGTTTAAAAGCATAATCGTGAGACCTAGTATTGTAGAAGTAACCAATTCTATTTCAGTTCCAGGTTTTTCTATGGTTATTCCCCAGGTACAATCTGCTAATCATTTATGGAACATCTATAGTGCAGCTGATAAATTAGCTTGTTTAGAAAAAGCACAAATCTCGCCACTAGAATACTGCACAGCGTTAGGGTTTACCTATTAATTTCCATTTAGTTTTTTGTAGCAAATAGTTTGTCCACAGTGCGTGACTCATAGCTGTTGGATGGCATGCATGATTGGTTTCATTATTGCATTCTAAAAATTGTGTGTATACTTCCCAGTTGTTATAATCTTTCATAATAAATTCAAAATCAAAATTATCAATAATTGAAAACGTTTGCATCTGCTTATAAAAATCTGGGTGCATAACATAACATGGCGGCAAACGAAAATTATGCCAATTTGCGTTGTATTCAAGCCAGTATGTATCTAGTATTTGAAAATTGTAGTTTCGCTTACGTGTCCAAACATTGTTAAAATTTTTAAACAGAACCACATCAAGAGGTAATTTTGAGTTTTCTATATATCTGCTCAACATGTCGAACCATACTTCGTCGTACCGTTCAACCCAATCTCTCAAGTGTATTTTTCTATCATGTTTAAAATCTGTATCGTGTGTAATTAATGGATACAATAGATGAGTTGGACCAATATTGTTTGGCGGTTCCCTGTCACAAGCTGTCATTTGGATAGCAACTTTAATAGCATTGTATTTTTGTGTATCTACACTATCTAAAATTCTAAAAAGACTGGTAAAAATACCACTATTACTATTTCCCGGACACGCAAATGTCCATAAATCACTATTCAATATTTTTGCTAGTTTGCCGCTGTAGGTAAGTTCTATCCTATCTTTAATATCCCATTTGTGGAACCTATGATTGATAACTTCAGTGCCTTCTCCATACGTCCAACTTTCACCAACTGTTATTACCAATGTTTTTGAATTCTTTTGCACATATATTTCGCTGTTATTAGCCAGCCAGCCATCGTTATAACAATGACGTTTGTTGTCATCATTCACTAATACATAGCGAACATCTTTTAGATAATCAGTAAAAGGTCGCCAGGTATCGCAAGAAAGTTCAATCTCTTGCCAATTCATTTGCTGTAGTTTTTCTATCTAAGTGTTCTAGTGCTGCGACAATGATAGCTGCGGATTTGACCAAATCAAATCTAGAATCTGTATAATCATACGGAATATGTTTTCTGTCAGCTGCTCGTGTTAGATATTGCCCTGCAATAGCTATCCAGTCATTTATTGTATGTTTTTGATCAAACTCACTGCCAGGCAAATTGAATTGACGATTTCGTTCTCCTGATATCTCATCAAGTATTTTTTGCCTGGCGGCAGACATATTACAATTTTACCTTTTTATTTGCAGAAGAGACTGGCTTCTTTGCTGACGGAGACTTTTTAGTCGACTTCACTACTGTGTCATCTTTTGCAGATAAATCGCCTACATCAACTTCTATTTTACGATTTTCATTTAGAGACTTTTTAATAGCAGGAGCCAAAGATGGATCCATTTTGTATGCACGCATACGCATGTTTTGTGCGTCAGCTTCTAACAGTTCTGCTTGCCTCAATAAACCAACAGCTTCATCTTTCCTATCAGCACGAGCTTCACCATCAATATTGTTGGCGTGAACATTGAACTTTTTTAAATCAGCTGCCACTGCTGCTCGTGTTTCTGGATCTAAATCATCAAACCCGTCCGGTGTTGATTCTTTCATTGTATCCATTGCCTTAATCACGTCAGTCAACGGCCAACGAATACCTTTACGAGGAGTCATTGTAATCAAACTTGTTGGTACTTTTTGCAATCGACCACTTGTGTGAAATTTAGTCAACAGAGTTGTGTTGCTGCCGTCTGGGCTCATTCTACGTGCCAAAACTTCTGCTAAGTTTTGACTTTGTTGTCCTTCCACACTTTCAACAACACGCCGTAAACTGTCGTTATAGTTGTCTGGTAATGCATCAGTGTCAACTACTAATGCGTGATTAGGATCATTAGGAAGCTTCATATATACAACCACTACGTTTTTACCAGTGTTGTTGAGCATCCCAACGTGTTTGATCATTCCTGAAAAATCACTCATTTATTATACACCTACCTTTGGAGTAAATGCAGGTGTCATCGGCATCACTTGCGTTGGTGTAGGAGGCATAGATTGTGCTTGAACCGGTTGAGGTGTTGGTTGCTGTACAGGTTGCGGTGTGTTATCTTGAGGTGGTGTTACACTCTTTAAAAATTCATTTAATTTATCAAAAACCTGTCCAACTTGACTTAATTCTGGACCACGAAAAGCTCCTCTTGTGGTAGCTAAATCTATTACGATTAGTAAATTCTGCAAATCACCTATCGACATAGATGCCGGCTGTGATCCCTGTTGCTGAGTGGCCTCAGGTGTCATTGATGTTATGGTAGTCATAAAATTCTCCTATTCTTATTAAATTTTTATCAAATCTTAATAGTATGTCAATTTATTCAGGGTTGTGCTTTGTCACAGTTATCAAAGATTCGTCCCAACCTAAATACTTAATCCAACTTTCGTGTGGAATTTTAATCGGCAAACTTCTAGCACTGTCTAGCAACTGATAATAATCAGGCTTAATAGGCTTCTTAATTGGCTTCATGCTGGTTTTGTGACCTTTGATCGTATTACAAACATAGCAGCAGCACACAATATTTTCCCATTTGGTTATTCCACCTCGAGAACGTGGGATAACATGGTCAACTGTTAGGTCCATCAGGTCAAGCTTTTTGTTGCAATACTGGCAGGTAAATCCATCACGTAACAGCAAATTGAATCTGGAAAATCTCACTCCGTGTTTCTTTTTTATATATCTTTCTGATATGATAACAGAAGGAACATCTAAACTTGTGCTTGGACTGTGCACTCGCCAGTTTTCATAAAACTCAAGCGGCTTGGCATGCCCTAAAAATGAGATTTTAATTGCGTCTTTCCATGAGATTGCACTTATGGGAATAACGCTCAATGGTGTATAGTCAGCATTTAAAACTAGTGTGGAAGCCATTTTATTTTTCCGTACTTGTAAAAATTATATCAGTAAAGATTGACTAGGACAACTCTTTTATGTAAAAATATCAGGCCAAATTTTAAAACCAGTATATAAAATACCAGTAAAACTAGCATTGAAGACACACAGACTCGCTAACATGCTATTATGGTATGATTCTAAAAACATTGCAAGATGTCCAGATACAGAAAAAGCTGCAAATAACGCAAATGATACGACTAATTTTGTTAATAGTTTCATAGCACCTTTTTCACCTCTTATTAGCAAAAAATTGATAGATATAATCGCACCATAACTGATGTCCAAACGCATTAGGATGATAACATTCATATTCTTTATCAAACACACGTTGATTCAGTTTTTTAGCTTGTATTGTGATGTACGCTTTGAATGTTGGACTTTCAAGATCGTTTTTGTTGATAAATGTGCTGCAATCTATTTGATTCCATAATATCTCAACAGGATTACCAGCATTGCTGTTAAAACTCAGTTTATCTCGATGTTGATGGAAAATATTTTCATCATAAAACGCCTGATGCATGAAAAATTTAATGCCTAGTGATTTTAACATAGTCTGTGTATGATAAACTTGAGAGATGTATCTATACATATACTCTTCGCTTTGCACTAATGTAGAAGCATAAAATTTTTGGAAATCTATTAGATCTAAACCGCTATATGATCTAAGGCACGATGGTTGTATCGTGAACCACCCATATTCTGGATGGTCAGATGTAAGATTATTAATGCCAGGGTAATAAAAGTCTCGTCTTTCGGGTGCGGTCCATCCTATGCTTATCATAAGTTCTGTAACCATCTTTTCTCCAGACAGATATCCTTCTACAGCAAGATAATTAAGCAAATTGCGTGTTATTGTATCGTTAGAGCAACCAGGGGTGGTTAAATCAATCAGTTCAGCTTGTAATCGATTCGCTAGCAATGTGATGTATCGATGTTTGATTCTGTAAGCCGTGTGCCCAGTTAACCGTTGCGTAGCCATCCAATCAATTCCAACATCCAAAGATGTCGGATCAATAAGATCTGACCCCCTCGCCCAACTATCACCTAAGCATATCAATTTCAAAAAAAATGTTCCCTTAAATGAATTATGTATATTTAACTTATTTGATTATTTTCCCTTTATACCAATTATCATAAATCTTGTATAAGTGGTTTCAGGGTCTTTAAGTGGTAAATGACCCGAATATAGTTTTTTACTCACAGGGAATAAAGAAGATAACTCTTTAACACTATCAAATTCATAAACACTGCCCGGATCATTATTCCGTCCTTGTATAGCAACCAACGTGCCATCTGGAATATTTTGAAACCAACCTGCGTTTTGCATATTACCTGCGCTGGTGTTTATTACCAGCCCAGGCTGTTCAATCATAGAATATTTTAAGCTATTAGCATCTTTACACATGGCAATTATGTGTTTACCTATGCCAAGTTTATCAGCCAATCTTTTTCCTGCCTCTAATTTTTGGCAATTAAGTTCAACATTAGCTATTTTTTTGAAATCAATTTTCAATTGTCTAAGCATTAAAATGCTTAGATTTCCATACCAGGACCCAAGTATATAAATGGTATTGAATTTTTTCTGTATTAAGGCTACCTGATTCAGCAACCATAATTTGCTAAAGATTAAATCGGGGGTAAAACTTCCAGAAAGTGTGTCTGGACTTGCTTCGTGAATAGGTACTGACATAACCTATTTATTATAGTGATAATCTCGCCTAAGTTGGAAATAGGTATTCATGCTGTCATACAATTCGCGAAAATAAGGGTCAATATCATACATAAATCGTCTGGCCCGCTCTGCCTCGTAGTTATCATCTGATAAAAATTTAACCAGGTCACTTAATTTATTGAGTGATATACTTACAATTGCAATCTGTTCTAGGTCTAAAGTTGCGGATGCATTTATTTTAGAATCATCATAATATACACAATTAGGAAAAGACTGATTTTCTTTCACACAAGTTTCAACACGCATAAATTTTGCACCGGTTATTTGACAAAATTTACCTATGTCTTGACAATTGCTCATACTGAAATTACCTTGTCGAAGCCTTCTGATGTTGTAGGTGTCTCCAATTGACTTTTCATACCTAGAACAATATTAGCTGGGATAGTTTTGCCTGGCCGCGAGTCCAATCTTCTTTTCAACTCAATATCCGGAGGAGTTGAGAAAAATACAGCTACTTTATTATAATTGTCCGGAATCTGAGACAACTTGCTAGCTCGAGATTTCGCCGTCAGATTTGTTCGATCCCATACGATATCCATGTTGTTTGCAATCGCATCTCGAACATCATCAATGTGTCGAATCTCAGGAAACTGGTAATTCATTTGAATAACTACTACAGTGCCTAATGTAACATGTTTCACGCTATTGTCAAACAATAAATAAGTTAATGTGCACAATTATTGCTAAAAAATTTCCAAATATAGGTTGGATAGGTTTAAAAAATAGAGATAGGCCTGCAGCTACTAATACAGAACTATTGCGCGACGAAGTGAATGGTATACAACGAGTGTCTCTTGTTGACGAACTAACACGCTGGAGCGAAGGCATGAATAGCAATAGCGTGTCCATTATAAGTTCAAGCCTCAATCAAACAGTTGGCGGATCTGAAGTTCATTTATCAAAGGATGGACTTAAAATAAGAGAGGCACTTGAACAGGCAACAGTTGAAAAAGCAGTAAATTCACTTAAAAAACATAGAGTAGTTGGTTGTGTAATGGTGTTCGATGCTGAACAATTATGGCTTATCGAAGGCCAGCCCGGAACGCATGATCAAGTTGCTAAGCGCATAGCTGATCCGTGGATAGCGAGAACTAACCACGGAATCTGGCTACCACATGCAGGTTATCAAAAAAACTCAGATAACAACATACTTAAAATGCGACGAATTAGTAGCGAGGCTAGATTAGATATTGCACGATATATTCTGCAAACAGTCAAAAAACCTGCGGATCTTATGCCGTTAATGGCAAAAAAATGGACAGATAATCCGCAGGTAACTACGTTACGATATCCAACGTCAGAAATTGATACTCGTACCACAGAGCAACTTATGTTAGATCCAAAAAATAAAATGATACTTATTCGTAATACTAACGGTGTTTTAGAATTTGATCAAAATAACGCTAACCCATCTGGTAGTAAAGTGCAGGTTGGAATAGTAGATTTATAATATTTTTACAATAACACTATTGCGATTTAACTTGCCAGTTAATTGCCACGATTTCCCATTGATGCCATCTGCTAACACCTCTAATCGTCGAACATTAGAAGCTCTAGCAAATTGTGGCAAATCTCGTTCTGGCTTTCTTAGTGTCCTTCCGGTACTAATAGTATCATCAAAGTTTGTAATCTTAGCGCCATGCATACTTAGTTTCAAATCGTTTTTGGCTCGATAAATTTCTATGTGGTTGGTTTTCGAATTAAAGACTACTGCTGCTTGCGATCCAACTAATAATGTAGGGTCAATACTACGAATTCCATAAGTATCGTCTTCTTCTTTATATGTTACTTTAGCAGCAGCTTTTTCACCTTTACGATCTCTTTGTTGAACAGTGCTAGCCATTTTACGAGCTTTGGCACCGCGAGCACCTTGTTTGAGGGCGCTTTTATTGTCAGCTAATAGCATTACAACATCTAAAATTGTAGCCAAAGGCTTTTGCCATAATTTGATTGTGTCGTCATTTTTTGACTCAACAACGCTTTGTTTGTAATGCTCAACAAGCATTTTAACAACAGCAGTTTTACCTTGACTGAAATTTTCAACTATTTTCCTAGTTTCACTGGCCAATGACCTAGTGTCCAGTTTGCCATTGATTACCAGAGTTTTAAGATTGTCAATTCTGCTATAACAATTTACATATGCACGTATAATTTTACCATTTGCTGTTTCTACAATTGGTTCCCAATTAAACACAATTTCTTGTTTTGTATCGTAAAGTTTGTTAATATATGCGTCAACCCTATTAATACTAGATTGCTTTAGTTTAGCGCCTCGGTTGAGACAATAGGCAATACTAGCCTCAATACCAATGTGTGCTAGGTTGATTTTAGTAAGAACATCTTTGCCTAATTTTTCAGCGTAGACAACAAGTTCGTGCTTTAGCTGGCTTTGATCTACTTCATAATGAATGCAATTTAGAATATTGCCATAAAGAGTATCAAAATTGTCAGATTCGTAATTCAAATCTGCTATTTCTTTTTCCATCTATTGATACTCCTATATTGTTTATACTGTATATACTAGCTGAAAAATCAATTAAGTCAACAGGTTTATCAGAAATCGCCAGGTGCAACCTGCAGACATCGTAGTCCACGGCGTCGCCATTCATTGACAACAGAATCACGATCATCAAACACCATCGAAGGTTGATAACCATCCTTTAGCATTTTATCTAGAATTTCTCCTTTTACTATGTCATCCGCTCTGAAATCGCTAGCAGGCCGCATATAAAGTTTTTGATATAATCCTTTAATTCCTGCTACGTTGTCTAGCCACTCAACAGTCACTTTTCTGTCAGACTCATTGCGTCCTGTGGCTATCAGTATTGTGCAACCAGCAGCGTGCAAGGTCTTTAACAATCATATCATATCCTGTATCGGTGTATCATACGGCATAGCTCTGTTAAATGCAGCCCAATTTTTTGGCCGATGGCGTATCCAATGCATACGATGTTCGCAATTAGCTAATGTACCATCAACATCGAAAATTACTGTCGTCATTTGGTCTCTTCTATTTTTTCCTAAGATTGATAACTGTCATTACGTAAAAAATCTTTGTCCTTCATTGCATGAAGCAAGCAAAGAGGATGGCTGCCTGCAAATTGAGTATGACGTACATATAACGCTTCCTCTTGACAGTCAGTATAAGCATCACCTATACATATTTGTTTTTCCATGTATTGTCAACTCCTGTTTGTTTGTTTAATAAAATTTATAAAGTATGTATTCTCTTCAATTAAAATTTGGTCAGCTGTATCCTGCTCCCATAAATGATCCAATTCAATACTACCACAAAGTAGACAGTTGTAATTGTAATCCTGGTATGTCGCAAAAACCATGCACTTTTTGCATATCTGAGGACCTAATCCCATAGTAAAAAACTACGGTTGATTCTCATAGATCGCCTACCTTACGATTTTCTGAGTAGTGTACATCAAATGTACCACCTGGATATCGAGCTTCTAACTTACGAACATTTTCCTTAATTACTTCGTGTGGGTCTACTCCAATGGCACGGCAAGCTGATTTATTTTGTTCTTTGTTCATATTCTACCTTCGTTATTATCCTTGGGTAATTTTGATTCCCATACTACATTATACGTATTGGTTAAGATTTTTGCCAAATTACATTTTTCAATATCTCTTGCATAACTTTCTGCTATTGTAGTGGCATTGGTTTTCCATGGATATGCTTTCTCATTGCCTCGTAATATTGCATCTTCTTCTGTATAATGAAATAGACCGTGATATTCTAAAATTTCAAGTATTCGATCTCGTTGTCCTCGGCATCCTTGTTCGAACACAACTAGATCGTACAACACCCACCGATTATTATGATAAATGCCCCATTCGTGTAAGTTGTATTCAGAGTCGGCATACGCACATTGGGTTATATCGTAACCTTTCGATTCAATATATTTCCTGATAAACATTGTAGCAGCCATACTAGAGTTAGATTTTGTAAACCCACCTCGAGCTATTTTTGTTGATACAGATTTCGCAATAATAGATGGATTTTGGGTTGCATATTCAAATCCATATCGTTCAATATTAGTTTGTTTTTTGCGTTCAGCTATCTCAAATGATTGTCCAGGATTATCAACACCGTAGTTTTTTCGGCAGGTATCGCGTTTTTTTGATTTCACTATCTCAGATTTTGATGGATTATCAACACCTAACCGTGCAATCATAGTTCGCTTTTGCTTGTCTTGTACTTCTGCGTTGTGGAATGCATTTGCATGACCGTATTTGACAATATTAGTTATTTGTCGTTTTTTGGATGCTTCGGCGATAGCATCTGGAGAATTCCAGAATTTGTTGCGATTCTCGATTGCGTTTGTTAGCTTACCAGGATTATCAACCCCATACTTTTCCAGCATTGCTTGTCGTCGAACAGTTGACTTTACGGTTTGACAATAACTACAATCCTTTTCATTACAGTAATCGCTATATCCACGTGTAAGACCTAAATATCGTCGTCGATTTCCTGTCTGGCAATACAATAACGTGCTGGGATTCAAATAGATATATACTTTTTCAACATCAGATATGTCTTGAATTGGCACCGTTGATGTAATAATATCCCATAGTCCAGCAGATTTGATAGCAGATACATAGCTTCCTTTGTATCTGTATCTCTCTAATATGGCTGTTAGCTTTTCAATCATAGTTCTCTCCTGACAATATATCTATTTATACATATCAAGAGAGAACTGGCGGATGTTATATATCTCCTTCAACTCTATTTTCAGATCGTTCGACTGTAAATTTACCGCCTGGATAGCGAGCTTCCAGTTTACGAACATTTTCCTCGATGACCTCGTTGGGATCGACTCCGATGGCACGGCAGGCTTCCATCCAATAGAAGATGATGTCGCCTAACTCGCGCAACATGTGATAGCGAGTTTCCTCGTTCCATGGTTTTCCTTGGAATACCATCTTCTTGACAATCTCGTCAAATTCGCCGCCTTCACTAGCCAACCCAATACCAGCTGTCAACAGCAAGCTTATGTTCAACTGTGGTTCACTGCTTTGCAATGCTCGCAGACGAACAATCAGCGCTTCTAAATCATCACTTGCATCGCTGGTAACAGCTTGCACAAAATCCTTATATCTATTTAAATCTACACTCATTAGAATTATCCTCTAGTTACAATTGTAGCGTATGCTGTTTTAGTTTGGTAGTCAAAAATAAACCCTCATCTAAGAGGGTTTATTTTTAGCAACTGTAAGTCATTTTGTTTGTACTACGCCAATATTCGTAAGCACCTTTAGGGTCGTTTTTGTATTCAGCTTCGAAATATGCCATAACGTCGCTGTTTTTATTTGGAAGTTTAAGAACGTTTGCAAGATTACAAACAGTATTCATAATATTTTTGATAAGCTCTACTTTCATATTAAAATCCTTCTATATTTGTGCTGCGCTGCACAATACTTACCAGATTTTTATGCATTACACAATTGCAATGCTTGTGAGTTATCTATGCTATTTTTGCATAGCTCGTATCATTTACTCAGAGTTTTGAGAGTTTTCCATAAATCATATGCATCTTTTACACTTTCTGTTTCATGTTCTAAGTCTTTCATCCACGAAGTTTCTCCCGCCCAACCAGTTGAACCACCATTTCCATAAAATATTGCAGCAGCCTCTGGAAGATATTGCTCGTACCATTCTTGTCCATTACTTAAATTACTGCTAAAGAATGCATTGCCATCTAGCATAGCTACAGTTTCTGCTATAGGTCGCAACCACTGTTTTTCTTGTTCTGTGTATTTGCGATTATATTGCTGTTCAGGAACTTTTAATGAATAAGTACATTGAAAAACTTGAGTTTTTTTGTCAGTTTTATGCAAATTATCAGCTGTGCAGTTACTAATGTCTGCAAAATCATCTTCCCACCACTCGTTCATTTCACCATTCCTTTTGTGTCATTTTAAACCACGTTGCTTCTTCAATTGTTGCAAATACAATTTCCACAAATGTGGTCTGTTGCCAAATGTCAGTTGTAACTGTTATGCTATAATTTTCAAAATCGCACGATAGCTTTTGTTCCAGCATACTTATCCATGTACCAGAATCTACTTTGGCTACAGGTACTTTGTTTCTAGGAAATGATAACGAAACTGTTCTTAGGCAAAGATCGTCCATACGTACATTTAGTCTTTTCCAATAAACTTTTTGGCATATGCATCGGCATAATTATTTAGATTTTTTTGAAAATAGTCTACACCTGCTGCGCTGTGTAGACTGGGAGATTTTGCTATGCTGTTGGCAATTATAGAAGGAAGTTGTCCTTCTATCATTTCTAAAATTCTGTGTCTTTCACTAGCAGGCATATCTTTTGACCAGTATGATAAACGTTCAGCTACCATTCCGGCCAATTGAGCAGCAAGTTCACCTAGTTGTGCATTAAAATCAGCAGGGGTTGTCATATTGTTAGTCTCCAATTTGTATGTATTTTATAATAATACAAATTGGAAACACAATTCAATAAATTACAAATGCTTGAGCTTAAACTCAACTAATTGAGGGTCATCATCGGCGATAACAAACCCTGCACTAGGGCTGTAACGACTTACACGAATCCAGTTGTCACCAACGTCTTTAAATAGATCTTTATTTGGTTCTAGATGATATGCTTCTGCAGAATATCCTAAACCTTTCAAATAATTTACAAAGGCATTTAGTCCTTGTTTGCCATTCAATACATATTCGCGTGCCTGGTTTTTGCTGATAAAATATTCTTCAGCAAAACCTGTTAGATGAAAATTAAAAAATGTAGTGCCTAATCGTTTTCCAGAATTAAAAATATTAACTCGCATTTTATGTTCCATATGTTAATTTATATTCAACAATTACAGGATCTTCATCGTCAAAATACACACCCCAGCTAGGCAAGAGGCGCATATCATATGCTTGCGATGTAGCGCCGGTATAGCGATTTATAATCATCTGCAGACGAGCAGGGTCTTCTCAAACATATACCCACGAGTCCTGAGTTGGTACTTGATAATCTTCACTAAATTCATAAAGAGCAGTCGCAAGTAATTTTTGAATATACTCTGGTTCTTGAACGCCATTTTTTGATTGCGACTGCCTATTAATATTCACTCGTATCATGCCGATCCAACTTCTTCTACACCTTTACCATGTTCATAGTAAGCATAACGGCCAAAAGGAGGTTTGACCTTTGTCTTGTATCCTTCTGTAATAACCCATAATGTTTCAGCATAGTTCTCAGGACCCCAGGTTCCAAAAGGATACCCATCTGTAAACACAACTGCTAATTTTGGCTCAAGATTTTCTTCTTGCCAAAAATTCCAAAAGGCCATAAAATCTGTTCCGCCGCTGCCTTTGCATTCATATTTGAGAAGTTCATCTTGTGTATCTTTGGTAAACTCTTTGTAATTGTATGTTTTGGTGTCAAAACACACGATACCAATTTTGAAATCATGATACATATCCATAATACCATAGACTTCGCTGATGAAATCTCGAGCCATTTCATCTGAAATTGATCCACTCATATCAATAGCAACTTGTAAATCAATGGTTTCGTCTTTGTCTAAGGTAGGCAAAAACACACCACTATACATATGCTTACGATTAGGACGCATCCATGTGAAATCGTCAACAATGCAGCTCTGAATGCTTTGTTTGAGCAGATCACGCCAATTCACTTTAGGTTCAACAAGCTCATCAATCAAGCGTTGTAGACTAGCAGGCATGCGACCTCCAGCGGCATTAGCAGCCTGCAGAATTTTGCCTTTCATTGCCTCGCGCAGCTCTTTTAGCTCTGCTTCAGACAACTTAATTTCATTACCGTTAGCATCTCGTATAGTTGGGCCATTTTTCCCGTCTTTACCAAGTTCAAGATGAACATCCAATGTAAGCTCTTTTTTGACCTTGCGCTTTTCAAGATCGTCATATACAGCTTCGCTAGTCCATCCAACGTATTTTTCGTCATATAACCCAACACGTTGGCTTGTTGTCTTTTTACCAGTTGAATCCGTTTCATCAACAGGAACCCGTTCAGTTGGCATTTTGCCAATCATATCTCGAATGAGAGAACCGTTAATCACGTAGTCGTTAGCCATGTTCCACCATTGTAGATCTCGATGACTGCGACGACCTAGGTGATCAAAAGCAACATGCAATACTTCGTGACACAGGACAAATTGAATTTCGTCAACATCAAGTTTTTTAAGAAATTCACGGTTATAATAGATATAACGACCGTCTACAGCAGCAGTAGGGCACCAACCTTGATCAGTTACATCCACAAGTGGTAGATGCATAATCAGAGTGCCAAAAAATGGTTGTCCAAAAAGCAGCTTGATTTTAGCTTGCTTTAGTTTTGTCTCAACTGGACTACGTTTGGTTGCTTGTACTACTGCGGTCATAGAAAACTCCTAAAAAGTTAGCATTTGCACTATTGCATGTTTAGTAGCAATAGTCAAGAAGAATATTGATGGGCAGTATTTCAACTGCCCATCAATTTGATGTTAAGAATTTGGAAGAAGTTCTGCAAATCGCTTGCTGAATTCAGTCCAGTTTGATAGGTACTTTGCCTTAATAGGCAGTTTATAAGTACCAAGCGCTGTTTTGCTTGCCATTACAGTAAGCTCTTCTTCGAAGTTATCCATAATGAAACGGAAGAACGTATCTACCTGCTTGTGCCAATCTTGCACAGCGTTTTTATCGCCAGAGCGTTCTGCTTTTTCTGCACGTTCTGCACCGTCACGTAGTTCATAACATAGTGCAGTTGAAAGTGCATACATAACATCAATCTGTCGACTGGTTAGTTTTGTCACCTTGCCGCTGAGCACGTCTTTGGCGTGTGGTAGATTTGCTGCCTGCTTACGATATGAAATAAACTTCAGCGCTACACCTTCACCGATTGTACCTTTAATCATGTCGTTTAGAACATCAGCTGGCAGATCAGTATCTACTAGAGTTCCGTCTGAACCTGGTTCTTGAAGCAGTTCACTTACGAAATACCAACTACGAGGAGTAGCAAATGCGTATTCACTTGTGCTAGGATTAAATTGATTGAGGTCACCAGGTTGAAAATTGATATAACCAACAATATCTTTGTGCACACGATTAATAGTAGCCCATTCTTTCCAATCTTCAACATCTACTTCTAGTGTAAGATGCGGTGCAAATCGATTGGCCAATGGCATTGGCATATTGTATGCAACACCTTTATCCTTAACTCGGTTACCTGCTGCAACAATTACGCAGTTATCTGGAAGTGTATAGCTACCGATACGACGATTGAGAATCAGCTGATAAGTAGCTGCCTGCACGCTAGGCGGTGCTGCGCTCATCTCGTCAAAGAAAACAACGGCGCGAGAATTTGGATCAGTTGGAAGATCGCTCGGTGTGCTCCAGGCGAAAACTTTTTCTGTCAGCGGAACGTTGTGTTCGTTCTTGACAATATTGCCATCACTGTCTTTGATGGTAATTTCAGCAAGATATGGAATACCACGGATATCAGTTGGTTCCATGAGAGGCAGACGAATGTCAATAAGTGGCCGTTTTTCCTCACGGGCAACTTCTGCTACGATCTCGCTCTTGCCAATACCGGGCTGGCCCCAGATAAACATTGGGCGCTTACGATTAATACTGTGTCGAATCGCCAACTTAAGTTTGCTTGGATTCACGGTACTAATTTCTAGGATTTTGTTTTTAGTGGTAACCATTGCTTTACTCCTTGCTTAATTACAAGCCACTTATATAACAGATTACACTCTCTGTCAACAGTTAATTTATACGAAACTCAATAAATCTATGGATATCGCCGTCAAACATCTGAAGTTCAAAATAGGTTGTTTGTTTCCATACATAAACAAATTGTCCTTTGTTATACCAAGGACTTTCAATAATTTTTCCCATATTAACCAATACTCGTCCATTAAGCAGTGCATTATTGACATGACAAGATTTATAACATTCGCAAGTGTTGCCTAAAAAAAGGGCACCTGTATTGGTCAATTGCCAACTGTTCTTCATAAACATTATTTGAACTATGCCGTTAACTTCTTTAGGAAAGATACCTTTATGCAAATTATGCCACGTACAAGCTATTTTGGCATTCGCATATAAATCACTTACGAGTTGTTCTCGGGTGCTAACAAAATCTGATATGTTGAGCAGTTGAGTTTTAATTTTTTTTGGAAATATTACTGCCATGACACAATATAGTTGGTTTCAACTATATTAATGCCTATTGTTGGTCATTAATAACTTCGCCAGTTGTTAATTTATAAACTTGGAATTTATTTGTTTTGAACATTATATTCAACTTTTCTGCCAAATTAAATGCGTGTCCAGGGTTAGCAAAACTTATTTTTCTATACTTTGGACCAGGATAATCTAATAATTTGTTCAATGTTCGTAAATTAATTGGGTGCCCATCAAGAAACACTGCATAAATGCCATCTGTTTCAAGAACTTGTTCACTTTTATATGTTTTTGGATCAGTATGATCTAACAGGACATTTGGTTTTGGACGGCTCATGATTAATATCTCCGCAATATTTATCAGAGAGCTGTATTTTTATACCATAAATCTATTCTGTTACTTCTTCTACAAATTCTGGTACTAACTCTTCAAACTCTGCGGCTGTCCAATTTTGCATAATTTCAGTTAATTTACGATGCACATAATACCATACAATTTCAGATTTGGCTGTCAAATTAGTATCCAAAGGATTAAGATCTGCTAATATACGCAGCTGATCGTCTTGATAGAGCAATTTTTGATATTTTCGTTCTGTTGTCATAGACCAGATGATAAACGCTATTGCTAAATTATAGGGCATTGCTATACCGCCTACACATGCGTATTTTTTTCCATTTATTTCTATATAATGAATTCTGCCTGTTAGTTGACTGAAAACTCGCAGACTTTCAAGATTAGGCAAAGTCATATTCGTCGTCACTTTCCATTACCAGA